CATGGATGCATTTAATTTCAACTGTGTTTAATTCTTCATCTATCGTTGCTAATTGTGAAAATTTGTTTATGACTGAACGAAGAAGTTCTTTATAAACTAAGGATATATCCTTACTTTTGCTTACAGACAACGCAATTAATATCCTAGCAACCTCTTGCGGAGTTCTTGCTTGATTTAATCTTGTAAATGATGATGGGGAGTATTCATTAAAATTAATAGTCATCTAATCCCCCTAAAGGTTTACTAACCTTAGTTTTTGGAACATCGTTAACAATTTCAGAATCACGAATTACTTTAGCCGAACAGACGAAGTGGTATACTCCATAAGATTCAAAACTATCCTCTTGGACTTCAATTATTTCATATCTTACATTCTGAAAATGCGGATGAATAACATCCCCCACTATCGGGCTTCTTCCTATCTTTTTTTGTATGTATGATTTATTGAATGTAAAAATTTGATCGTTTGTTAATTCTATACCAAACTGGTTCAAAGGCTCTTCTATAACTTTTGGATCATAGTGACCGTAAACTATAATAGGGTCTTTACTAACTTGTTTGTTTCTTTGTTCTAAGTAAACTTCATCATAATCAGTCGATTGAAAAAATTTAAAATAGTTTAATTTAGATCCAGACAATCGTATATTCTCTTCATCAATTAAATTAAACAAATTAATATCTGGGTTGTTTCTGTCAAACAGGCTTAATTCGCTGTCAACATTTACAACTTCAATTTCTGGGATATTAACATTAGTTGTGAAGTTTTTTTTCATTAGTATAAACTAAATCCGGGGGGTTCCTCAAATTCAGCTAAAAGCTGTTTGTCTAACATTTCTATTTCCTTCTCACTTTGTTGCATTAAGAGTTCGCCATTTAACTGCGCGCCCCCTCCGGGTCCCGGCAAAGTTTTATATTTACCACGAATTTGCCCAAGTATGCTTTTTGCTAAAGCTAGTGCATATCTTTGAATAAAATTTTTGTAAGCAGGATGAATAGTACTCGAATCTATAGCCCTATATTGAACTATTACTGATTGATCTGTTGTTGCTGGAACGGGATATATTTGAAGATATTGATTATTGACAACATCAAATGATCCATCTTGTCCTAGAATTTTTCTCATCATTTCTAGGCTCATTTGTAATAAATTAAATTCTCCAATACTAAAGTCGTTGAACAAGAAATTTTGTTGAAAATATTTAAGGAAATAATCTTGTTCCAATGATTGCCCCATTCCGGGAATTCCAATTAAATCTTTTTTATAAACAACATATACTAAATTATCTAAAACATATCTTGGTAATTCGTAGATGTTAACACCTGCTACAGTCTTAAATGTTATAAACTGAGTGGCCCACAAAGGCGCATGATTTGATAATTTTGTGACTGCCTCATCAATAACTGTTTTTATTTGAAAGTCACTTAATTCAACTCTTATTACAGGATATCCTAATCTACCCAATATAAAAGATTTTATTTCTTCTTCAAACTTATTGAATTCTATATTATCTTGAAGAGTAGTTTTATTTAATTCGTCGTATTTAATTTCGCTAGAGGGTTTTGATGTATCAACTAAATCCCCATAAGGAATAGCAAAACTATTCCCGTAAGATTCTATATTTGGTTTTATAATATTTCCCATGGTAGATATCCTCTCACAATATATAGCTAAAAAGAAAGCCAGAGAGATTTTATTTCTCTCTGGCTTACATTAATTACCTTTACTTAAAATCAGACTGTTGTAGTCTTAGCGAAGGGGAGGTATAGGTAGTTAGCAGCGGGGCCAATTAATCTTATAACTCTGTAGAATCTATGTGCTGGCTGAATAGCTGCCTTAGCATAACGGGTCAAGATGCCCTTTCTTGGTTGGAAAGTTTCAGGATCCGTAATGGTTGGTAGAGCTTCGATTGGGATGTATGGGCAATACACGAAACCACCGTCGAGGGGGCTTCCACCCTTGTATCCCATCATAATTTCGTCTTCAGGGAAGAGGGGGTCTATGAAGAGATCGTACTTGCCTGCAAACTTGCCACGATACTCAATCTTGTTGGCACCCATGTTTGTGATGCCTTCAGTCTTGGGACCGATACCACCTTCTAGCTTGGCAGCGGATTCCAACATCGCACCAACGAGAGGAGATGTTATAATCCAGTTACCGGGGCCACGGTGAGTGGTCTTGTAGATATCTTGTGATGCAAAATTCAAGACCGCTAACAAATTAGCATAAACATGTCCAGCATGCTGAGGAGCAAAAGGTAATGCAGAGCTTGAGAAGTCAATCAAGAATATATTGCTCTTTGCTGAATCATTCTTAATGCCAAATTGAGTTGTTGGCATGGTTGGCTGATCGTATGTAAATGCTGATGGAACAAATGTACGATCTTCTGGACCTTTTCCACCAATGCCACCAAAGTTGTTTGAGTTGTCATTATCTAGGCTACTCATTGTCCAGCCACCTAAAGTACCGGATACATTGTAGGCTATAGCACGAATATCTTCAATTAACTCGCGGTCAATTTCCAATTCTAATTCCTTAGACATCAAATCGGTTAGCTCACGCTCAAGATCAAGGTTGTGGTATGCCTTAAGATCTTGGCTTGCTTCGATTGTCCAAAGAGCACGCATCTTCTTGGTGCGTGCCACAACAGGCTGCTGTTCAATTGTTATATTGAGTTCAGGAATCTCAGCGTTTTTTAGTTTTTCGCCTGCTGAAACTGACCAGCCTAGCATTGTGAAGCTAGATGGGTATGAGGCAATCTGACCTCCATAGGTTGTTGAAACAGAACCTCTTGTATCATTGTAAAGTGTCGAAGTATGCCAACCCCCCGCAGCGGAATCTAGGTCCATTGCTGATGCAGCGCCTATTGCGGTAGTTGTCAAACCTTTGTAGGTTAAGTTGTACTTGCTGTAGAGTACATCTGCTGTTGCGCCTGATTGACGGGCTGAACCGAGGTAGAAGATCTGTGATACTGGACCTTCCATAGGCTGAACTGAACCGATCTTGTTGAAGATCAATTCAGGGAACACTCTACGAACGAGTGGGAAGGCGAACTTTTGGAAAGTGCCTAGACGACCAGTAGTGGTCGCTCCTGCTGATAGCTCTTCGTTGACTTGTGAAGCAACGATTGACTTCGCTTGGTTCTCTAGGAGAATAGCGGTAACTTTAGCTGTGTATTGGTCACTAATGCCTTCTAGTACTGGTGACCACTTTTCAACTAATTTGTTGTGGTTTGAATTAACTAATGTATCGGACATAATATTCCTCATTTGGTTCTTGGCATTAGAGCCATTACACTTTCAGTTAAGAACTGGTTATTTACCTTAGACTCTTTCTTAACCGGAGTATTTTTCATCTCGTCGGCAATTATTACTGCCTTCTCTGATGTCTTGAAGGGTAATGAAGCTTGTTCCGTTAATTGTTCAACTTCTCCTTCAAGATGTACTGTTTGTTGTTCTAAGACTTTATTTTTCTTAGATAATACTTTTATCGTTCTTTCTAGTTGTTCTATTTGTTTTACTGAATTATTTAATTCTTCGATTAAAACTTGATTTTCTTCTTCAACTTCCGATTGTTCACGAACAACTTTTGAAACGGCAGAATCTTCATCATCTTTGCGAAGTTCTAAAGCCATCAAAGATTTGATGCTTTCAAACAATTGTGCATTGCGGTAAACTTCGCTTTCCTCTTGTAATTCTTTGAGGGCGTGTTCTTTTATGGATTGTATTTCCATCCGTAAGAACCCTTTTACTTTTGCCTCAAGAAGTTTAACTCTTTGATTAACTTCTTCTTTAATAACTGAATCAACTAATTCAGCTATTTGAGTTACGGTATCCTCTGAAAGTCCGTCTGGGAGTAATTCTGCTATTGATTTGATTTCTGACATAAACGCTCCTGAGATCTATATTTATCTAATAAGGCTATTTTAAAAACCTTAGATTTTTTTATTTTTTGTAACGATTAATTAAATTATCTATTTGACGAGATAAAGACTCAGCCTTGCTTATCTCCTCAATATCGACATCTTCTATTATTTCTTCTGGTTTATACTTTAAATCTAGTTTATTTTTTAACAGTGCAATTAAAACATTTTCTTTTAAAGCTTGCTGCTTAGTCTTCTGTTTTAATAATAGTGTGGATTCCGACACAGATGGGAAAGCTCCTCTTGTGGATGGATCCGCAACTAAGTCAAAAGTGACCATTTTATAATCTTCTTGGACTTCTTGCTTGCCGGGGGTATCTTCACATTCTTTTAAACTACCTAATCCACGGCTGGAAATGCCAATACGCACACCATCTTTAATTAACTGCTGTGCTACCTTGCCTGCTGGAGTATTAAGTAATTCGGCTTCACCTATTAATTTATTGCCATCCCAACCTAACTTTGTAATCAAGTGGGATACATTAGTTAATTTAACTGATGTATATTCAGGGTGGTCTAACTCACCAAGAAGCCTACGCTCTGCTATCATGGGAGTGAGCTTAGTCATTTCCCGCTCCAACAATGACTTCTTGTAGCGACGATTGTTATTATTAAACTCATCGGCTCTACCGAAGATGCCTGCTACACGAACCAAACCATTACCTGATTTAGATTCGTTGATTACTCGTACCGAGTCTGTACCAAAGAAGTCTGTTAATAGATTCATATTACTTTCCTTGTTTGGAACTTTTCATTCCATGACCTCTACTCTTACGATCATGAAGATCCCCTGAAGCAAAGCGGCGGTGTGTAGTTTTTCCTGCTTGGTGAGATCTGGTCATTAAATTTCTTGCTCTATCTCGTAAACTAGGTAACTGAGGTAATCCTTTTTGTCTTCTTATTTGAGAACCTCTTTCCGCACTTGCCTGTACTCGTGGATCATTAATATTCATTAATGTTCCTTTTGTATTTCTAATGGCATATTCTGATTTCCCTGTATTTGGGTTAGCCTGAAGGTATGGATTTACATCAGATCCCGTTACCGTAGATCTGTAAATCCCAACTTCATTAATTTGAGCTTCAACTAGTAAATCATGTATTCTTTGAATGTAGTTCATATTAAATTCCTAAAAATCAATAGCTTGGCTTCCGCATAGTGTCAGAGGGCTTGCCCCCTTTATTTTGTGGGGCACTACCGGATTTTCCGGCTCTCTGTGCAGGAGTGGGATTTTTCGGCATTAAACTTGTTCCGGCCTTACTAGCGGCTTTATGCAAAAACTTTTGTGCTTTTTTATGCCCACCTGACCGCATCATTTTTACGCCAGCAGCCTGTGTTTTAGGTGATAAAAAAGTTGTTTTTGCTTCAGTAATTTGAGCTTCAACTAGTAAATCATGTATTCTTTGAATGTAGTTCATATTAAAATTCCTTTCCTCATTAGCATTAACATTTGTTGCAAGAGGATTAAGTTTTCTTCTTCTTTTTTCTTTCTTAATTTCATCAGGCTCATCACTATCTGATTCCCCTCCACTTACATAAGTAGATTGGGTGGATTTTTCGTCTGCATCATCTTGATTAGAGCTATTTTTTTTATCATAATATTCTTTTGCTTTGTCATATGCATATGATCCTGCCGCACCATATCCAACCTCTTTAGCAAGTTCTTTTGCATATTTAGGTATTTTACTTACTTTAGGTTTGGGTGCGGGTATGGGTGGGGGCGGGGACAGGGGAGTGGTAGGTTTTGAAATAGGCACATCGTCAGCTTTTTTAGTAAGTCTTCTCCAACCAGCCCTTACTGCGCTGCCAATTGCTCTTCCTGCTGCGGAACGAGCTACAAATCCTGCTAATGCTCTAAGACCAGCCACAATCGCTGGTGCCCATTCATTTATCTCTTGATTCCTAGATTCTATTAAACTTTGATATTTTTTAGTAGTTTCTGATTTGATGATTTCATCAGAAGAATCTTTTTCTAATAATAAATATATTCTATTGTAATAATTCATATTAGCAATTCCACTTTCTTAATGCTTTGTTTATTCTGCTATTAGGATCTTTAGCAGTCTTTGCAGAGGTCAATCTATTTTTCATCCCACCCATCCGAGCGCAAAATGATTTTCTTCTCTTAGCAGCCTTTGAACCTTTTTTAAGTTTTGATGGCTTAGTGGTTACAGCGGTCTTTAATTTTGAACCGGGGTTTTCTCTACGATAAGATTCGACCCCTTTTTTATTTAGACCACCGGAAGGATTCTTTCCTTCTTTTCTTTGCCAAGCTGCTACTTCGGTTATAAGATTACCTATTCTCTGAATAGAATCTTCAACATTGTCAGGAGTCTTGGGGACTATTTTTTTCTTGTATCTTTCTTGAACACCCTTTGCTTCTGCATCTTTGCGGGTCATACCTTTCATAGCCAATCTTTTATTTCTTTTTTTCTTGGCAGCTTCTAGTTTACTCATAGCACCATGAATTTGTAATCTCCTTAATGACGCAGGGGATGATGTGTCTGTTGGGTCAGGTTTTCTTTTTAAATGATGCATTAATTGGCGTTGAGCTTTTTTTTC